CGTGCCTTACCTTTTTTGGCCATTGCCAATCTGAAAAAAAGAGAAATATGAATCAGAGGCTGGTATAGCCGCCCATGGGACTGCCCTTCGTCCTGTGGAAGAGACCATGGTACAGCCGATAGTCGTGGGCATCGGTGTAGTGGGTGGCATGCTCGGGCCTGATGGAGGCGTTGAGCTCCGAGCTCTTGTCCTTCTTCGAGTCCTTCATCGGTGCGCTCTCGAGCGCGATGCGGAAGTCCTCGCACCTGGCGTTGTACCTGATCCTGGGCAGACGTGTATCCTCTTCAGCATGCAGCCTGTTGATGAACAGGTGTCGGTCGAGGTGCTCGATGTCGCCCGTCTTCTTCTGTATCACACGCCATCCTTTGTCGCGCAAGCGTTCAGCGAACTGCTCGAAGTGGTTGAGCTTTGCGTTGGCCTGCCTGTTGTTGCCCGACTTGTCGCCCCACTGGTAAAGGATCTTGTTGCGGTGCATGCGATAGTACTCAGCGAAGTCATCGGCCAGGTCGGTGATGATCCTTGGGTTGTGCACGTGCATCGTGTTGATGAAGCGCACCTCACGCGGATACTCCTGGTCTATCGTGATGCAGTTGAACACGCCCCAATCGTGGCTCACATGGATCGGCATATCGGGATTGTAATCATCGCTGCTCTCATCGAACGATGCGTTGCGCTTGGCAGTCAATGCATTCAGGTCGAGCGATATCAACCTGTCGTTCGCCTTGGGTGTATACCAATGCTTCTTGGCGAGCAACGGATAGAACAGGTTGCCCCAGCTCTTCACCCGCTGGTTGTGGATCATCACGCGTGCCGACAGCTTGTCCATCTCAGCGATCATGACCTCCAACGCTTTTTTGCCACCGGGCAATCCGTGTATGTTCATGAACGTGCTGCCGAGCTGGATCTTCGCGTTCGGTTCCCAACCCGTGAAGCCGTACATCTTCGGATTGCTTTTTGCCTTATGATAATACTCAAGTAGATAATCGCCCTGGTTCTTGTACGGCATGGAGCTTGTGAAGCGTTGCTGCAGATGGAATTCGCAATCGCGGAAAGACGGATGCGTGCCGCGCACAGTGGGAATCACGAAATTGTCGTAATCCTCTTTTTCGATGAGATACGCTTCATCGGTCACGACATCATCGTAGGATCCACCGCTGATAAGCGCGGCACGGTCGAAACTCCCGAAGACGATGCTCCTCCCTGTCCAGAAAGTGATCACGTTCTCATAGCGGTGCGGCCTGTGATAAGGTTTTTCGAAATGCTTCGGTGGCACCTTGCCGACCACATAGTGGATGCCTTCCTTGTAACCGATGTGCTGCTCCCATGCGGCCTTCATCGGTATCAACGTCTTGGTATAGATCATCGAATAGGTCGGACTGTTAAAAAGCCCGAGGCTTCGCGGCATCTTCTCCACTTTCCTTGCCTGGTCCAATCCGTTGGTGAAACTTTTGCTCGCTCCACGGCCAGCGATGAAAATCTCATAGATGGCCCTGCCGAGCAGATGCATCTGCGCTGCGGGATTCAGGTAGCGCTTGATCTTCTGGACTTTCTCTTTCATTCAACTATCTCGAAGGGAATGTACTGCATCAAACTGTCGCGCAGCTGCTCGGCCTGTTTTGTGGCCTCTTCCTTCGTGGAAGTGATGACGATCTGCTGCGGTTTCAAATTCTTGATCAGGTCCGCGAGAGCCGAATCCTGTGATGAAGCATTTTTCAATCCGTTGATCTCGATATACTGCTTCATGTATTCGGCATGCATCTTCAGATCACCTGTCTTCCATGCTTTGTCGGCTCCCTTCAATATCCCGTCCTCTGCGATCGCGCGCTTGGCAGCTGTGAGATCCTTGCGCGGATCCGAGAACATGTCCATCGCATTGCGCACGTCATCGAAAGCGGTGGAGCGTTTTATGCCGAACAATTTCACGAGCAGCTCAGCGACCGTTTTCGGTGTGCGATGGCGGCAAAGGAGCAACCATGCTTTTTCCCATCGGTGCATTATAGCTGTCTCGTCTTCGTCCAGCTCCAGGCGGCTGTCGCTGTGGTAATAGTCGTAGATCCGATTGACGGTCGACTGGTTGGTCTTGTTAGCAGAGCGTTGCTTCAAAAAAACACCATCGGCTTTCTGCAGTTTGTCTTCCACCAGGCCGCTTTGGTTGTCGTCCTCGATCATGGGCGCAGTCTTTTGAGTTGTGCATTGATATCGTCACGCTTCGCCTGGGCCAACGCGATCTTTTCCTTCCATAGGACCACGCGCTCGGGGTTTTTCGGTTTGAGCCCACCCGAGAGTTTCTTGTTTGTCTTGTGGATCATCTCGGCAAGCTTCTGCCGCTCGGCCTCGAGCACCAGTATCTTTGTCGCATTATCGAAGTCTGCCTTCGGTTCTTCAGCGGGCATCTCGCCTTCTTTTTTCAAATGTTCAAGACGGTCGTAAAGGCGTACGTTCTGCTCGAGCACCGATTGCATCTTTGCATAGTGCTCGCGGAGTCCGGGGCACGGCACATTCCCCCTCATGAACTCCTCTGCAAGCAAAGGGCTTTCCTTGGCAAACCTCTCGCGGGCTTCTTCAACAAGCTTTGCGTTTTGCGAGCTGAGGATGTTCCTTTCCTTCTTCAATCGGATCCGCTCGCGATCGATCTCATCGACCACCGTTTGGCTGATCACGATTTTGGGATCCTCGGATTTTTTAGTGACAATAGCCTCTTTCTTTCCGGCACCGAAACTGAACGATGCATCGGGCCTTATCTGCGTGGTCTCCCTTTTGATTTTTTCGGCCGCCACCTTCTGCGGATCGTATGCACCCAGCTTCATTTGAAAAGATTTGACAGCACAATGAGACAAACTATCACTATGACGAAGGCCCAGGAATACCAGCACCAGCTGGGATGGATGCGCCACGAGGGGAGAAGGTTGATCAATGCAAGCGAGCAGAGGCAACCGACTGCATAAAAAAGAACAAGGTCAATCATGGTGCAAAAATGGCCAGTCGATCTGGCCATTATTTAATACGGGGTTTCCAAGATTTGCAATTCCATGTTTTTTCCATGATTTTCAGATCATGAAATACACAATCCTTATCCTGAGCATTTCTGTCTCGTTGATCGCAAACGCCCAATTGGTGAGAGTGACAAAAAAAGATGGCCAAAAAATTACTGCAAAAGTGACGGGTATAGGTGGGAGATCAATGGGAACAACGCAAGGTACACTCTCTTATGATGACATGGACTCTGTGGTGTTCGATGATGATAAAGATGAATACAGAAACCTGATGATCATACTATCCAATTCGAACGTCAAGATAGCATTCAAAAAAATCGAGCTGGATCCTATCGAACCTCAACCGTCCATTGATGAGTCGAAATTCAAAGATGATCTTTTGAGGCAGAGTTTCGATAGCCTGGAGCTCAGAATAAACAGTTTCAGAAGGGACAGGACTACAGCAAAAGTATTCCAATTGACCGCTATACTTTGCACTGCATCAGCACTGCTTTTGGCAAGTCAAAAAAACCCTGATTTGGATACGATAAAAGGATTGTCCGTAGCAGGAGCCGTTGTTTTCACCATTGGAATTGGACTCGATATTGAAGCCGGAAGCAGGTTGAAAAAACCTAGACATTAGCCAGATTCTGTATTGTACTGAGAGTGTCGAGTCCTTTTTTCGTGTCCTGCAGATTCTGGTGCACCTCGATTTTCATGATCTTGTTTTCCACATGCCTGTTAAGCTCGGCTGCCAGGCGTTCATAATCTATGATCGGAGCCACTGGCGATGGAGGAGCATTGTGGCTTGAAACGGAAGGCCTGCTGTTATCGACATAAGGATTCACTGGACCGCCAACAGCAAAATTAGCCAAGGAAGTAGGTCGAATTGATTCAACTGCAGCAATTCCCCCAAATCTGGCCACGTCCTCCTGGCTCCAAACTATCTCACCGCGATGAACTATTCCAGCAGGTTCATAGACGCCTCCTTCACCTGTATAACCACCTGTTGCAAATTGCTTTTGCGTTGTCTGTGCCTTGGGTACTTGCGTTGATTTTATTTTATTGATTTGGGCCAATCCAGTTGCCACTGCGGTTGCTGCAGCAATAGCTCCAATTACGTAGCTGACAGGTGGTGGAAAAGCCTCTTGGGCTTGCATATAAGCACCAACTGCACCGGCAATCATTTGCATGGTCGCCTGGGCTATCAAGAAACCTTTCTGTTCCTCTGTCCCCTCTTGTTGCAAGGCCCCAAGCTGCCCGAAAATATTTCCCAAGATGTTTGCTTGCGCTTGCGTTGCTTGCAAAACATTTTTAAGATGGGCTTCGGAGAATTTTGCTTCCTGATCGAGGATTTTTTTGTATTGGTCTTGATATTCTTTGCTCTCCCTGCCTAATGAATTTTCGATGATCTTCAACTTTCTCTGCTCGCTGTCCTTGACCGCTTTTTCGCTCCCATCCAAATATTGTTGGTAGGAAATCTGTCGAGCCAAGAATCTCTCCGTCAAAGCATTTTGTTCGGTCACCAATTCCAGATCATTGGCCTTGTTGGCATCATCCAACTGCTTCTTCGCAGCATCCTTCGCATACTTGTCCTTTATCTCCTGGATCTTCCGCTGGGCAATGTCCTCGAGCAGCTCGCGCTGCTCGTCTATCTGCGATTGGCTTCCGACCAACGCATCGATTTTCTTCTGCGTGTCGGAATTGATCGAGTCGATCTCCTGCTGCAATCCCTTCTCCTGGTTCTCTGCCTTCAGCGCCACGATATTCTCCGATGCCTTCAGCTCATCGTCCAGTTGCTTCTGCCTGGCAGCTGCAGCCTTCTCGTCAGCCTTCTCCTGTTTGCCAAGGATCTGTTCCCTGCGGTTGGCGATCTTCTCCTCGAGGTCGATCTCCTGGCCTTTGAGGTTGAGATAAGCTAGCGTGGCATCCTTGATCTTGTCGCGCTGCTCTGCAGTGTAGTTGTCGGCCGTCACGGCAAGCCCTTGCTTGGTGAGCTCAGCTGCAACCTCTTTATTGACAGCATCGACATACTCCTTTGAAAGCGATAGTTGGTCCTGGTAGCTCTTGCGCGTGATCGCATCCGCTTTGTCCAAAAGCGCCAACCGATCCTCGAAAGTTTTTCCCACGTTTTTCGCCTGCAGCAAAAGCTGGTTGACCAGGTTCTCGTTTTCCTTGGCGGTGATCTCCATCTGTGCCTGGCGGTCCTCGATATCGTCCATCACCTGCACGAAATTGTAACCCTCTACAGCTGCAGCCGCAACCTCTTTGCCGAGCTTTGTCATCTTGTCGGTGATGTTGGCCACTCCAAGGCTCCACATACCCGCTGCATCGGTCAATTGCTTCAAGCCGTTCTTGAAATCACCATGGATTATTTTGTTGATCGCATCGAACGCCACACCGAACGCCTTGAAACGGTTGATTACCTGGTCCTCGAGGAACTGCACGAGGTCGTTGAGCAGCTGCTTTGGATTGTTGATGGCCTCCCACAATGACTTGCCGAAATCCATGATCTTTCCGAACAGTAGATTCACTACTTGACCCACTGCACGGAAAACGCCCGCTAGCACGTTGCCGCCAGTCTCGGTTTTGCTGAACCACATCACCAGCGTGCTCACAGCGATGACCAACAGTCCTATGCCAGTGGCCGCAATCGCTCCGCGCAGCAAACCGAATCCGCTGGTCAATCCTCCGACACTTCCCTGCGCGCCCTGCATCGCCCCTGAGAGCTGCGAAAACCCTGGGATCTGGTTGAGGATGCCACCAAATGATTTCTTCAGGTTGTCGCTGGCCGCAGCTGTCGATTTCAGTTGGTTCTGGTAATCCTCTTGAAGCGCCTTTGCATCCGCCAGTTTGTTGTTGGCATCGATCCAAGCCTGCGTACCGATCTGCGCTTTCTTGGCCTCCTGCGTGCAGGCGCTGATATTTTTCGCGAGCTCTTGCGCTGTCCTTCCAGCAAGCTCTCCGTTCACTAGTTTTACTACGATCTCTGCCATTGTCTTTGTTTGTTAAGCTGCAGCTGCGATATCGTCCTCTATCGCTTTGTCGAATGCAGCGATTATCACTTTGTTCATATCCTTCAATACAGAGCTCAAGCTTTTCTTTCGCCAGGGCCTGCGCTTCCAGGTATCGTGTTTCTTTTTGTCCCACGCCACAGCCCAGGCAAGCTTCTTCGCTTTTTTAGGATCCGCTTCCTTTGTCTCGGCCCACGCGATCAGTTTTTCAACCTCGGGCAACTTGGTCCACTGCAGTTTTCTTTTGTCCAGGAAAATCAAATGGTCCTCGAACGCGATCTTGATCTGTGGTGACTTGCTTTCATCACCGTCCACGACATCCACGATCAAACTTGCCAATCCTTCGCCCGTGTTGCTGTATTGTTTCAGCACGGTGTAAAGCGATTGCCTCATCATCACCGCATAGCGATGTGCTATCTCGTTCATCTTGTCTACCAACCGCGGACTGTAGTTTGCCATCGCTTTTTTATTTCATCGTGTACATCGTCACTTCACTTGCCTGCACACTCTTGTTGGTCATCGTGATCTTGATCGAGTCGACCAAAAAATTACTGCGATCAAACCTACGCTTCAGTCCCCAATCGAATTTCATGAGCATACGCACCGGCCAATCGACATTCAACGTCACGCGCCTCCAGTTCTTTTTGAACGAGAGCCAATAGAGATAGCGCTTGGAGTAGATGCCGATGTTGAAAATGAAATCCGCCAGAGGCTCATAGAAGTCGCCTCCATTGATGTCGGCACGCTGATAGGAAAATGCACCGTTGTTGTACATGCCAAGAAAATGGAAAACACGCAGGCCGAAACCCTGCACATTGTTCTTGCGGCTTGTGCGGGGTCCCGTCAGCAACCCATCTGTAAAATGATAATTCGAAGTCTGCAACCTTCCACAGGTGATCTCTATCGTTTCCTGCGGAACACCGACCGAAAGGGCTTCATCAACGGTCGACAAAAGATCCGTTGTTTCTTTCTTGCAGATGAGAGTGTATCCTGTCACGCGCTGGTCTTCGATATTGGTGACAGGAGAGGAGAGCGGAGTGATCTCATCGTAAACGCTTGCCTTGGCAATGTTCTCTTTGTAGCATAGCCTGACTTTTTGGGTGATCTCGTTGAAATACACCGCTAGATTGTATCTGCTTGCGAGCCCCTTGAGGAGCTCCACTACTGTGATATCGGGCACGAGCTCGTTGATATTGAAATCCCTGCGCCAGAAAACGAACTTGCTGCTGCCGATGAAATCCTGCGGGAGGTCCAGCGTCACGCTCGAGTCGATGAGCATGTTCGGCAGCTCAGCGTCACTGTAAAAATCACCGTCCCAAGAAAAATTGAAATGCGCTGCGATCTTGTCGAGTGCATATTTCAACAGCACGACAGGTTGAAGCGAATTGTGGTTTTTCAGGGCGACCCAGTCATTGACCAGGAGTCCTGTCGAACTCACCGCATTGATCACTTCGGAGCTTTTCGTCACCGAATCAACACCATCATAAAGATTGGCGTTGAACATCACGGGGAAGCGGTATTTATCGGAGGGGAAAGCTCCCGTCAAATAGCCTGACAGAAAAGTCTTGAACGCATTGTAATAGGCCGTCATGTCAAAACTCTCAAACTGGTAGTTGGCCGTCTCGCTCGCATCCACCGACACCGCAAGAGGGTCATTCGGATCCCCGTCATCGAAACCAGAAACAACGCTGGTCTGCTGCCTCAATTTTATACCGATGTAAGGTGCGGCCAATCCTCCAGGGGTTGCTCCTGTAAGATGAAGATCTGCATACGGGGCCATTCTGGATGCGGAGTCTGGACTGAAGTTGGGACGATCATTGTTGATGGCGCTTGCGATCGCAGAGGCATCAGTGCCCGAATAATTCTTTCCGTTGATGGTGATAGACCATCCTGAATTGACGGTTTTTTTGACATAGATAATTTTGACGATAACGGAAGCATCGATCACCACATTCTCATCCATGATGTCCCTCAGCCTTGCCGTCTTGAAATTCGGGTCGATCGCGTTCAATCCGAAAGTGAAATAAGTGTCCAGGTTTTTGGCGTCCGTTGCGTTCACCTTCAGGTTGCCTTTTTTGAAAGGCACACCGTCATAAAACAACGAAGCCTTTTGGATCTGGAAAGCGGCATTGTTCTCAAGCACAGCAGGGTGATTCAGTTTTGCTTCGTTGCTTGGGCTTACATCGGCCGCGGGCAATTTGAAGGGCATTGAATATGATCCAGGACTTATGTTCTCCGCATCGCCCAGCAATGGATTGTTCAATGTCAGCTCTATCGAAGTATCAGACAAAGTATCCAAAAATTCCGTATCACCTTCCAATTGTATCCCTATCATGATATCACCCTGGGTGTGTAGTTTTCATCTTCGTAAGCATCGCCAGCGACAAAGCGCACGAAATATTCATAGTTCTGGTCCGCGCCCATGGGATAGGTGGCAGGCTGGATTTTCAACGGTAGACGATCTCCATTGGTCACATCAAAAACACGTTTGCTCAATAACAGATCCTTCATGTAGTCGAGCCAATCCTTGCCGTATTGATCGGTGAAATAGCCGCTGCTCAAATTGTCGCTCTCGCGGATCACGGCATCGTTCATTTCAAACTGGCCATCGGTAGCGGAATAATTATACGGAAGGAACTTTACTACTTCGTTCTTGCTGACAACAACGTTTTTCTCGATGGCTCCCGTGAAACGCAGCACTTCATAACCTCCGAGCGAATTCAAGAACATGATCAGACGTTTGCGCGGATGGCTCACCGCATCGAGCACATACGTTCTGACATCGCTTATCACTATATCGGATTGGTCAAGCAACGAGAAATCATACTTCAACAAAGTTTTGCCCGCTGCAGCTGCATAGCCGATCGCACCACTGCCCACAGGGCCTGAACGGAACTCATAGAGATCTCCCGACACCGCGGATCCGTTCACAAGCACGTCCGTTTTGGTATCGGTGGTTCCGTCATCGTAATACAGCATCAACTTCCGCTTCAGTGTAACGATTGGCGTTCCGCGGTTGGAGAAATAGGTGAGGTAATCCTCCTGGTTCTTGTCAACGGGTTTCACTTTTGGTGCCCATGTCAAGAATTTCTGCTCGAAAACGCCAGGATATCCAAGCTTTGCCCACTGGTATTTGCTCAGACCTCCAAGCATCACGAGCTCTGCCACCGATGCAACCGTGGAAGCAGGCGTCACATCCGTGTCCTGGAGCTGGCCTACATTGTTCCTGAAGAAGCGGATGCGATCGGTGAGCTTGATTACATTTTGCGCAAGCTTGTCCGGTGGATTGGCAACGAGAATCTTGTCAAATGCCCTTCTGTTGTAAAAAACAACGTTGCCATTGGCATCCACAGGAAGATCCACCTTCATGCCAATACTCGACCAGGAATTGTCATCGGGATTGAACAGCTGCACGTCATTGTACATGCGCACATTTGTGAGCGATTGCCACCCACTGGCAGCTGATGCTTGATGAATGATATGATTTCGACTCCACCATGTTTTTGAAAAAAAGACTGATCCGGCCAAAACAGTGACTACCGCACCTACCCAATGGGAAACATTAGTATCACCAGCCGGTCTAACAAAAACACTATAATCGCCTGGGGGCAGTCCAGAAAACACATTGCCACTTTGCCAATTGTATCCTGAATCTTTTGTGTACTGAAATGGAGCTCCAGTGCCAGTTACGATTACCACAATCTGGCCGTCATTACCTCCCACCACGCTTTCATTTGTAACCGTGGTAGTAAAACTAAATGGAGGCGCAGCCATATTCACAGCTACAGTTTTGCTTACTGTAAACAGTGTTACATCCTTGACAAAGATCTGATAAGTATATCCGCCAATCAGCCCGTTAAATACATTGGAAGACTGCCAAGCTACACCGCCAAGCGAGTAAAGATAAGGGCTTGTACCTCCTGATGCATTTACCGTTATACTTCCATCACCTGCACCACTGTCGGTAGTTATGGTCGTTGTGAAATCAAGATTGCTAACTACAGCAACATCGTTGTATTCATAGATTTCAAACTGATCTATGTAAAGTACTCCACCTGAATTGATATCATCTGCTGACCCAGAGGTTTTGTAGATCATTAATCTAGGAAACGCGTTTGATGCTGGGCTGCTTGGAGCGCTTACCATTACGACCACTTGTTTCCAGGTATCTTTACAATCTGAGATCAAAATTGGAGTAGCGCTGATTTCAGTCCAACCTGAAGCAACTAGCTCTAAATGGATACTGCAATTATCAGAAGCAAATTGATTTGAAGAAGGGGTTCTTACATTACAGTAGCATATGTACTTTTTATTTGCCGTTGGATGAAATACACTGTAATTAAGGGCTCTGTAGTTCTGCGCTCCAGAAGGAAAGGAGATATTGCCTAATAATTTTAATGAATTTAAATCCTTGGTGGATGCTTCTGGTGATCTTGAAGAAGAAAATTCAGAAGTGATAATATTGTACCCACCGCTGTTCCATGTGCTTGGGTCGCTTTCGAAATTTCCAGAATCACATACTAGGTTAAGATTACCACTTACAATTTGTATAGGCATAGGTTAAGCATTCCATTTGTTTGGATCATAAGAGATATTCGTATTGTCACTGAATTCCATCGACAGTTCGCAGCCGATGTAATGATTGCTTCCAAAGATCTCTTCCACGGGCTCCATCTGTAACGAATTGATATCGACTGTGACCATCGTCCATGTCCCGTTGACATCCTGCCCTTTTTTATCAAGGATAAGTTTTGAAACGATGTCCTCGATCACGCTTTCGCATTCCTGGAAAGTCGTGTCGATATCTGTAAACTTGTTGGAAGGCGTTTTTTTGAAGTAGGCAATGGTTGCCTTTTTTTTCTTTTGAATGTTGTCGGATAGTGCATCCGTGTACCTGGTGTTTTCATAAGGAGTTATCCAAAGAAAACGTGCAAACGCATTACCCTTCTGCGCATTGCCGACCACATCCTTGTCACCATAGTAGTATCCATCGATCTGCTTGTGGCTGGTAGCAATGTCGGTCCAATATTGCTTATAATCCGAAAGGTTAGTGAGTTTAAGCTTTGGCATTTTCTTTTTTCTCTTTGGCTATTTTCTCCAAATGATCAAGAACATCGTAAACATTGGCTCTTCCGATGGCGGTGAAATCACCGAACACAAGCGTGCGCACTGCGGAATGTTTTACATCATCCCACATGGGAAAGCTGCATTTCGGTTTTTCATTGCCTTCTGCAGGCCTCGATGGTAACAGGTTTTTGCAGCGCTTCACGATGAACTGTCGTACATGCGAAAAAGTGAAGAACACCAATTGCAGCTGCCAGGCCTTGATCTCGAGCTTTGCCGCTCTGAAGTTCACTTCGTCCCTATAGAAATGCTCTCCCTTGGTTTCGCGATAAAGCGTCACCACCAGCTTGCGAAGGTACTTGTCATCGAAGTTGACCAGATAGCTGGTGAATTCGCCATCGGCATAGATGAAATGATCGAACGTGTGCTGCGCCAGGTAGTCGTCAGGTTTGACCAGGTTTTTTATTTCGGGGAAGAAGTGCCACGGCTCTCTGAGAAACTTCAAATCGTTGTAAATGTCAACGGCCTGCTCATTGCTGAGAATGAAAATTCTACGGCTCAGCAGATAAGAGAGACGGAAGAAAAACAGGTTCCGGATGAACAATGGTTTTCGTCTCAGCAACATAAGGATACGCAGCAGTATAAACCCATAATGCTCCTGTTCTTTTGGCATCACAGACAGCTGCTGCTGCAATGCAAAGATTTCCGCATGATGCCTGGGATTAATCCTTCGCCAATCATCATGGAACAATTCCGATATGCTATACTCTTTCTTCAAGATCTACCTCCGATTCAAATTTTTTGCTCGCTTTGATCTCGTCCATCATTTTTTCGTAATCATTGGAGCGCTTTTCATGGAACACTTCAACGCTAAGTATGTGCATCGCGCTCTTCAGTCGCGTGCCGCTTAGTCTAGCCTTCAGATAATCCACCAGGCCTTGTTTGCCTTTTTTGTGAAAAAGCCTGAGCATCGTCGAACGATGGTCAACGGCCTGCAGCTTGGGAAATTCAACCGAATAGCTTTCGATTGGATCAACCGGCTCTCCGTTGAATTCCTTCATCCCAGCTAACAGAAGCGATTGACCAGACCAGCAGAACGTCTCTATACCATTGCGCCCGAAATCAGGCATCTTGCCCGCGAGCGCTTCTATGAACTGAAGCACTTCAGTAGGGACGGATTTATCAGAAATGCCCGCGCGGATCTTGCTCCGAAAATCATCGATGACGGTTCTTGGCACGATCTCCGCAAGCTGATATGATTTTACTTCGATCATGCTTTCTTTAGATCATCGGCACCGATCGTTTTATGCCGCTCCATGCTACTGCCGAAATAATATCCCACGATCAACATGGCAATGTTGGTAATCGAATTGACGATCAGCACCTGCATGTTCTCTGCTATCTTCAAGTTGAAGGCAAGGATCATGATGTAGATCACAAAATTGAAAATCGTATAGGACAGTGCGATGATGCTTACCGTGTTCCGGCTAAGCCAACTTGAATTGGCCGTGGCGTTGATCTGGATCTCTCGGTTGCGCGCGCTGTCGCGGTCCTTTAGCTCGGCCTCGAAGATCTCCTTTTCAAAGTCTTGCACCTTCTGCAAAGCTTCGGACTTTTGCGCGGGGCTCAGACTCTCGTCTGATCCGATGAGATTCTTTACGATACCTAGAACACCTGAGTTGGGAAGTGCATCACCAACGGTGCTTAATACCTTTGGAAAATTGGAAGACAGAAACTGGCCAAGTTTGGTCTCCTTGATAGGCTTCGACATTGGTTTTCGGATTTTAGTTTACCCCGAAAATCGGCCAGTCACCTTTGTTTTTTTAATACGGGGTTTGGAAGAAAAAAAGGGCTGAGAATGCCAATTGCATTTCTGCAAAATCGCTCATTGTTATGCGAACTGAACTACAGCCCTTTTTAGACAAATCAGCTTTGCGCCTCAGAGAAATCCAAGTAATAGCTCTTCTGCGGTTTGAAAAAATTTTGTACTTCCTCGTTCGGATTGCTGATGATCATTTTTAGGCTTCCGCTAGGTGTGGCCGATGCAAATTGATTATCTTCTGAGTTCTTGTCACCCGCATAAACCGCGCTCAGCTCTACTTCTTTGTAGTTGTTGCCCATGTCTTTCACAGACTGGACATAAAATTTCGCTCTCATAAAAATATTCACTGTTCAGTTCGCTGTTCCCCGTTTAATTTTTCAATCCAAAAGATTGATGAACGCGAGCACGCTTTGCTTGTAGCGCTGACGTTGCATCACTTCACCACCGTTGCTGTCGTTTTGAGTGCTTGTATTCCCTTCCCATGCTTTGAAGCTCCTGCCAGGTTCTATCCAACAATCGAAGATCCCAATGTGATCACCCAGCTTGTCTCCGTTCCAGTCATAAATAACAATGTCACCAGGTTTGGGATCCTGCGTTGCCTTCGTTTTGAATTTGTTGAAAAATGCAGGCACAGATGCGCTGCCTTTTCCGAATTCACCAGTCTGTAGAGGCTTGCCCACCAACCAGTAAACCCAGCTGACAAAAATGTCGCACCAGGCTACACCGTTGAAGCCCATCCATAGTCCATACTTTTGCATGTTGCTGCCCGGAGGATTTTCTTTTACTCCGTTCTCTGCAGCCGCGATCGCAACGATTTGTTCTCTGATATTCATGATTCTCTAAGGTTTGTTGTTCTTCATCATGTTTGCCAATTGCAGCGGGATTTCCCTCAGCTCCTTACGCACCTCTTTGAGTTCCGATTTTATCTCAAGCTCAAATTTTTCCATGCTCTGCTCCAGCTTCTTTCCTCCGTCCACATGGTTTCTGTTCTCTGTCTCGAGCACGGCCACTTTCGTTTTCAAACTGAATACCTGGAGCGTCATATAAACTGCCCATGGAATTACGATCGCTTGGATCAACCATAGAATGATATGCTCATCTACCACTACCTCATCTTTTACTGTTGCCCTTACGAAAAAGAATACTACCAATACGGATAAAGCCCACAAGACAAATTTTTTCATCAGTTCGCTTAAAAGTTTATACAACAAAATGTTTGTTATGCCAATGGTTTTCGGGCGGTGTCCAGGTAGGACCTGGGGAAGGTTGCACCGTGTAGATAGTTGACTCCTTTATCTTCGGATAGTCATTTATGTTTGCAATGATGAACTGTCTCATTGCCTCCTGGTCCTTCACGTAACCAAGCTCACCGTCTTTTAACGCACAGCGCAACTCCTCGATCTGCTCAGATTCGGCCATGAACCAACGGTCGCGCAATGTCATTGCAGGCTCGCTATACAGCCAAAGTCCATCGCTTTGAATGGAGACTCGAATAAAAGGCAGTTGAATGTGCAGACCCATCTTACAGACGATGGCCGTGATCTTGTCGATCAATTTTTGGTTGGCGGCCGATACCGAATTGGATTTGATCTGGTCGATGAATTCATTGTACTGATCGGTACCTACCCAGAGCGGAGCCCACCGTGCCTCTATCTCTTGAAACTTTTGACGCAGCTTGAGGAAGATCCTCCTGCTTTGTGAAATATCGATGTATTTCGAAGCTATCAATGCGTTCCGTACCAGGTAGCCATTGTTTTTCGTATTGGCCGAAGACGCTGCCCATGTGGCATAAATACCTGCAGGTACTTCGACCCAGTTGGCATCGGAAGTGGTATTGGGATCCGTTGGAGGTTGGTTGCCAGTGTTTGCGTTGATCAAGGTTTTCCAATAGCGCACTTTGTTTCCTGTATCAGTCTGGATGCAGTATAATCCGTCACCGCTTCCATCCAGATTGAACGTCAAGAGGTTTGCCCAAATCGTTTTGGTAGGATTTGGCGTGGCGTTTGCCTCAAGGAATTCCAAAAGCTTTTCGGCATGGATGTCACCGTTCTTCAGCGCGTTGAACTGGTTTTTTTCCAGAAGCCATTGCGGTACCGCATCGCTGTTGTCCGCTTTGAACTGACGCACACCCATATCCCCGATCGTGGTAGCCAGCTGTGGCAATGCCTGCATGATGGTATAATTGGCGAGGCAGCGCTGCACATAGGGCAGCAGCTTGCCATTGTCGCCCGTCATTGCAACGTTGGCAGTGTAGGCAGCAAGAAATTCTGAATAGAACGCAGAGCCCAATAAATCAACGATGAACAACAACTCGGCCTCGTCAATGAACGGCTGCATCGTTGACAAGTTCACATTATCATCGATCGAAATGTATTTCTTCAGCTCCGCTATGGTTGTTATCAGTGCCATCAGTTTGCGGTTGGTGGTTGCCCTGTGGGATTGCTTTGGTTGCCCATCTTGAATCCGTTAGGATTTTGGTCCACTGATTGGAGCACAATGTCTTTGTACCCTAGATGCAGATTGGGATCCCAGCCGTTCAGTTTCTTGATGATCTCCCAGGGCTCGAGTGTGGTCTGTCTTGGGATGGAAGTATTTACTTGGATATAATAGTTGAACTGTTCACGCAAATCGCTGCCGCTTCCTGAGCCAAGCCCATTGGGCAAAATGGATCCTGCGATCGAAGGGCTCAAACCTGTTCCACTCACGGTATACATCGATGCAGTTCCTGCAGCCTTTAACCAGGCTTCATCGTTGATCTTATTGTCAAGTACGGTGATCTCCCAGCCAGGCATGGCTTCTCCGTTATCGTCAACAGCGAACACACTGTAAAAAGCCTTGCTCACGTTTTTCGCACCTGACAGGAACAGATCCATTTTCTTGAAAGTATCTGCCATGTCATCCTGAATTGCCTTTTTGCGATCGGCCTCCGTTTTGTTCAGGTAGGCTTCCTCTGGATGGCGATCCAGGAAATATTTCATCGGGATCTTCACATGGTATTTGATGTTCATCGCATTGTCGATGTTCGCGAGGATCCACCTCGGGATTTTGGCCGAGATATAAAGCCATTTGGTGATGCTGTGCCACGCAGGATCCGGAAAATAATCCTTATCGATACTGACAAATTGATGGCGCTTGATGCCGCTTTCCTTTGTCTTCAAATCGAACGCAGGCACCGAAATATATTGTTCAATGCGTGGATAAGGCCACATTCCACTCAAGTAGTAATTTTTCTCTTCACCTGTGTTGATATCGCGCAACTCGGGCCGCACATTCTTGGCCCGTTGCCATTTCACTTGCAATACTTTGCCTGTGGCACTTGTGATGTATTGAACAAAAAAACAGTGCCACCATTCATAATCGCTGATGATTCCCTGCATGAAATTCGGCCAGTCGTTCTCGAACATAAAGTCCTTGATCTCTTGGGGTACTTTTTCATCGGGCACTACGGTGATCTTCTCATTACCTTTATCGTCAACAGTTTTGTTGTAGAAATACAATCCTTTGCCCCAATGGAAAAAAATTTTCTTCTCGATCAAAGCGGCCACTGGATCTGATTTCACCACATCGATCAACCGCTGCGGATAGTCGTTGTCGTGCCCCCACCGAGCCCATTTGAAATTAGTGGCGCGTACATTGGGCAGCACCGCATCAGGTTCTACCTCTGCCTTGGTGGTTTCATAAATGCCGCCAGTCAGATTGCTCCAATGAGCATCTCCCAACCAGTCGCCATTATCGACATTGCTGATTTTTTTCAATGGCTTATCTAATGTCGCACTGTCGCCCATTCGGTTTCGTTGAAGTCCCTGAAATGACTGATCGAAAAAACTTTCACCGTGCGCGGCTGATCGATATCCAGATCATGCACCAGCATTGTACCGTTGCGCTTGAGATGGAACATCGTGCGCCCTGTCGATGATAACGGCTTTCGAAGCTTGACCTTTGGAGTGGTCACGTTCTTACGGCAGCGCATGGTACGCACCCTGCCATCGGAAGTGATGAAGCGGATGCCGTACTCCTTCACGTTCATTGACACGTCATCATACGTGTCATCGAACTTGGTGAGCACACTTCCAATGTCAATTTGCATGGACCAAATTTCGATTGAATATCTTCGAGTGAATTAATACGGGGTTTCAATAAAAAAGCCACCGTTTGGGAACGGTGGCTTTACCCCAAAAAACAAACCTGAACCTGATTTTTAAACCAGTTTCTTTTTAAGAAGATATCCTTTTTCGGCCAGTCGGCTGGCCAATTCAAGATTGATCTTCGTCAAATCAATCTGTCCAAACTCACCGCAAACAAATTGAGCCAGGACGCCTTCTGCAATCTCAAATTGCTCGGCAACTTCCTTGGGCAAAACGGTGGCCTGGACAGAATTGGTATTGGTCTTAGGCATTATGGAGCAGGGGTTAAAGGTATAGTGCTGGCATATTCGACAGGACCGTGTACACTTGTGAATTTCCAAGTGAACATCGCCCCGTTTTGGTCGGCACGCTTTTCACCTGTTGATGCATCAGCACTCTCGAAATTGCAAGGGATAGCAGTGCTCAAAGTTGTGTTGGTGATATCCAATTGCGAAACACCAAGCAGATACAATTTTCCGTCAGCGGCATTCTTGTAAATGATCACAACGGGAGTGTTCTGGTATTGTCGTATCGCATCTTCGAGTGCCGTTCCGATTTTCGGGTAACGGCATGTGAGTGTTGTTTCCCTTGCTTTGCCATCACGTGGACCAACGGATTTCGTTTCAACCTTTGCTGTCTCATCAGTGAAATACAGCCTCTTGAAATTGTTGCCGGTAGTGCAAGTGATAGCAGTGGCCGCTGTCTTGATGCTGGTTGCTGCCTGCAATGCAGGCAACGAAGCGATCTGGGAAACAGGGCACAGGTAGATCTGATCTACCAGGCCTGCCAGGTTATCGGCTCCTGGCGTATAGAGCAAATCATTCATGGGCTTTTAGTCTTTGGTTTGAAGCCTTACAATTCCCGAGTTGCGCATGACAAGCTCATTAGCCATCTCGACGAGCTTGTTGCGCTCCTTCTCATCGGTGGAATTGGCCATGGCGCGGACATCGATTTCATCACCATTGTCCCAAGTGAACTTGGGGCACGTGAATTCGTAGGTGCCAGCTTCATATTCATGGCCCTTGCCACTTGTACCGCCTTTGGTCACTTCAAAAGTGACTGGCTCGATGGCTTTCTTCTCTTTCTTCAGAGTAGAATTTTCATCAGCGAGGTCAGCAACTTTCTTGTCGCTGGCTTCTTTGGCTGATACTAACTCCTCGTTCTTTTTTGAAAGAGCTGCAAGCGCTTCTTGCAGCTCTTCCGGTGTCATATCTTTTGGATCCTTCATGGCGGATTAAGATTGGTCTCCTACTTTAATTGCGGTAACATCTTGTATCTGGAAACCGAGACGCACTTTGATCCCTGCGTTCACGTTCCACAACTCAGGCGTCTTGATGCTGATCTTCTGAAGATCTGAAAGCAAATCCGTGCCCATGTATAAGTTCATGTGTCGGCCGTTTGGATCGTTTGGCAAATAAGGACCCGCTATTAATCTGCGGCTTTGACCCAGCCATGACGCAGGCTTGACGATACATTTCGCATTGCTGTTTGGCAGCATGATAAAAGGCAGCGCCTTGATGTCATCGCGCGTATACTTGCTATAAGTAACAAGCAAATCATCGATTAGAAATTCGTAATCCGTATAAGAGCAACTGATAATGATTCCATTGCTTTTATATGCTGGAGAGAAAGCTCTGAACAACTTGGTAAAAGCCGCGATCGCTACACCTGCTGTGCCCGTGATCGCACCAGTGGCTACAGGGGAGATGTTAGATCCAGAAATTTCCGTAAGAATGTAAGACTCAAGTCCAGGAGCAACCGCGCGCGCACTTACGTATTGCCATTTGGCTGGAGTATTGTCAGGATTTTGACCTGCTGTCGTAGTTGCCAAACACAACCAATAATCCAACACGTTGTTGGGGTTGTTGGTTGTACTTGCATAAGTAATGATATTACCCGCGCTGTAAGTGGATCCAGCGTTATAAACAGTTGCTGTTGTGTTGTCAAAACCTTTATAAGCCGTTTCATCATTGATCTCTGCAGACAACTGACGGATTACGAGATCCCACATGAATGCAGCATAAGGGATATCATTCTGCGATTTATCAGCACTTGAGCCTGCAGAGTTCATCCATGCCAGGTAGGTGTTCTCATAATCCTCTGGGTTGATCTGCAATTCACGCTTGCCAGGATAAACTGTCAAATAACGATCCGTGTATTTCAACTGGCCTGTTTTGAATTGCTGAGTGGCACTGAAAGGACGGAATCCTTTTCCAACCGTAAGCTTGGGCATCGGGATCTTATTCTTCACGCCTGGCAGCACCATCACGTCATTGCCGATGTCCAGTGAGTTGATAAGCGAGGCTATGATCATAGCCTGATTATTGGCGGCATACCCTGTGATAGCGGTGAGGTCGGCATCAGAGATGCCGAGCAAAAAACTCTGCGGTTTGATCATTGGGATCAAAAGGGGCAGAGGGCTTGCTGTAACAGCGCTAAGCGCTGACAACAAAAAAAGTAAACCTACTCCAAGGAGCTTTTTCATTTTTTATTTGATTTGAGATGATGTTTCTTTTTGTTTTCGGATCTGAGCTACAGTTTCATCGACAGAAGTCATATACTGATCCATCTTCTTCTTCACTTCAGAAGGATCACCATTGACGGTTGATTCTTTTTCTTCTTTGGCGATCACCGTAGTGGCTTGACCTGTGGGCTTCTTTTCGAGTTTTTCTTTTTGCTCTTTGTTCTCTTTTTCAAGAGAAGCCACTTTCTCATTCAATGAAGCAACAGCCTTCGTGTTCTCTTCTTGAATGGATTTCACCTGAGCCTGTAGCTCAGTAACGTTTTGCTCGAGTGAAGCAATCTTTGTTTGCTTCTGCTCGTTGGCCTCTTTCAGTTGCGTGACCTCCGTTTCCTTATCAGCGAGCGCTTTTTCGGCTGCTTCAAGGGAAGCGGTGTCTTCGCTCTGAAGGCCTTCGGAGTTTGTCATCTTCATGACGAACTCTTTTGCCTCTTTCGACTTACCAAAGCCGAATAGAGAGCTGAGTTTGGAAAACTTCATTGTATTTGCATTTGAATTAGTGCCTTGATAAGATGGCTTCTGCTTGTCGCCATTTCGCGCGAGCTCTGCCAGTTTGCTAAGTGCTGTCTGGAGGGTGCCGACTGAATCGATCAATCCTGCTTTCTTCGCATCGTTCACATTGAACATGGCGCCAGTGAACAATCCTTTCGTGGTAAGATCCAGTTTTTCACCTCTGCCTTGCTTCACCGTATCGATGAAAGAATCTGCCGTATCGTTAAGCCCTGACTGGAGATCTGCTTTTGCTCCGTCAGAAATCGGCTCAATGCTATTCAACTGTGCTTTGTCAGTGCTCTGGTCTGCGCGGAAAATCGTCACTTCGGGGAACTGGCCAGCCTTCATCATGTTCTGATAGTTGGGCACAGCCATCAATACTCCGATGCTACCGACTTCGGTAGGATTATTCTTGTTCCCCACTATGACGTCCGATTGACTGGCCAACCAATAACCTGCGCTTGCAAGCATGTTGTCAGTGAAAAACCCAACGGGCTTTTTGCTGTTCGCTATGGCAAGACCGAATTCAGGTGTTCCGTCCACGGTTCCGCCTGGAGTATCGGCCACGTAAAGTGTTGCATCAATGTTGGGATTTGCATTTACCTGCGCGAGCAGCGCCTGGTATCCTTGCATACCCATCGAGCACAAATCCCCATATTTGGTGAGGGGACCGATCATCGGAATGACGGCAATGTTCTTGCTGCCGACTTTTGCAACTAGCATCCCTGAAGCAGCATCCTTACTGAAAGTAATGCTCACTCCTTGGTCAGCTTGATGCGAGAGCAATGCCATTAAAGTCGGCTCGAAATCTTCAAGGGATTTTTTGCGAATGAAATGGTCCAAGCTATGGCCGTTAAGCAGCGCATTCGTTATCACAGGAAAGTGATGGTTGAAATAGCTCCTAGAGATTGCCCAGCTACGGTATTTGAACAGTTCGTGCATTTTTAGAATACACGAAATTATTTCATACTGAAAATCTGGATTAATACGGGGTTTCGGGCAAGGCTTTCAACTATATTTGCATCGCGACTCAACAAAAAGTTTTCAGAACCTCGTCATTGAATGATCTCGGCTCATTTTCCCCATTAGCCCGGACGAACTCAGTGATGAGGTTTTTTTGTTGAGTCGCATTAACTTAAAAATAGTCCGGGCTATATTTCATAGTTGGCCGTCAGCACTTCAATCTTTCTTTTTTGATAGCCGCCTCCTTTGTTGTTTACGCTAACGCCAGTTTCCAGGCTCCACTGACGCCATTTCTTGGCCCTCACGTATTTCTTCAGCAATTCAGAAGGATAACTGCTCAGCAGAAATTTGCCTTTCACCTTGGACAGCGTCTTGAGTAAGTTTTCAAAGTCGTCAACAGTATAGCCATCATAGTGCCCGCAATCCGAATTGAAATAAGGTGGATCACAATAGAAAAAGCTGTCAACTGAATCGCGGCTGTTGATAATATAAACAGCATCCGCGCATTCGATCTGAGCGTCCTGAAGACGAAGCGCCAGGTCCTCAGTAAACTGCTCTCGCTTGTTGTTTATTCTTTTCGTGGTTGTGCGTTTTGCAATGTCATAACCCCAGGATCCGTCCAGAATTGCGCTGAAGGATTGTGAGCTCAATATCCACACGGACCAGGCGCGTTGCACATCTGTAAATAGATGTGGATTCGCATAGATGATTTTTGCGTCCTGGTGGCATTTGCGGCTATGTAGCGTTATTCTGATCAGACTTTGCAGATCCAAGAACTTCTCTTTGCAAACGCGATAGAAATTGATCAGCTCTTTGTTCGTGTCGTTGATCACTTCTACCTCACTCTGGTTTTTTCCAAAAAAGACCGCAGCTCCGCCCAGGAACGGCTCGCAGTATAATTTATGGTCGGGGATCTTTGAGAGAATGGTTGAAAGCAATTTCTGCTTTCCACCGTAATAACTGATGGGTGTCTTTTTGTTCATTAAAATATTGGGTTTTAGCGCTCACTTTCCGCCAATATTTTTTTCAAAGGATCCTATTGCTCCAGTTTAAGCAGATAATCAGCGAGTTCAAATTGACCCTCAACATTGCCTGCCCACGATCTGAATTCATCGAGGGTCATGAAGTTGAATTTCAAACCATTCAATTTCACATCCTCCAACAGTTTTTTGCGATCAATGAATTCTTTGGTGGCGTTTTCGTGTTCGAATTGCTCTTCTTCGTTTGTTTTTTTCGGTAGTTTCTTTAAGTGTTTGTAAACCGCCATGCTGTTCCCAACTGGCACGATTTCATGATTCGTTTCTTTCGCAAAAGCCTGCACAGAATCATCCACTTCCTTAATCTTTCTACTCAGGCCCAACTTCAAATAGTGCATATCGAGGAAGTTCTCGCTGCTTAATTCCTTTGTGTTGTATCCTGAACGCGACAACAAATTTCGAAGGTCAACCGCTTCGTAATAGCCGATCTCCCTTTCTTCTTTTTTCTCTGTGACTTTGGTTTGTTTCATGGCTTATTTTTTTTCGTTTTGAAATTCATCGATTAGAGCATACCTCGATTGTCCAGATCGGCAACGACAGCCGGGATGAGTTGCAGAATATCCACTCCATTCGATAGCAGGTTGGCGAAGTATTGGAACTGAGAAATGATCGATGATGCATCCACAGCATTGCCCGAGATCACCTCCGAATAAGTGCCATCGAGCTCGACAACACAATAAGCACCATTGGCTGAATTGATAAAATCACGCCCGTCCCGCGTCTCTGTCTGAATAGCGATCGGTACAATCGGATTTTGATTGATCTCGTTTCCGTTCTGATCATAAAACCGAACCATGCCGTTCAACATAGCCGTCTTCGTATCCTTTCGGAACTGAAAGAAAATCCATTCGAATTTCTTGTTCAGAACGATTGAGCCGATTTGCACGGGTTTTAGTGCGATAAGTTGATTGATGTTGCCCATGATTATGTATTGATTTTATTATTGCAGCAATCCATAGTTTCTCAAAGCTTTAACTATTTGTTTGAGCGTATACCCATCGAAAGTAGAAGCATCGTTTACACCTGTTCCGGAATTGGCCGTAAAAGTAGCGGCTGCTCCTGCGTTGGTAGCCTGAGCTAATGCTGATGTTCCAAAAAATCCAAGTTTTGAGGATGAGAGGCCTACTTGAAAATCCCCATTGTCCTTTAGGAAATTAATCAATGTGGTTCCATCAGATTGGTAGGCAACGTATGAATAATTGGTGCCCGTTCCAGCGCCAACCGTTTTTAAGGTTGGATTTGAACCCGCGCCAACAATGTGCATATTGGCGTTAGGTGTAGCGGTACCGAATCCGTTCAAATCGCTAGAGGATACTATTCTGACTCCATAACGGGAGAAAGAGCCAATTGAAGCAACCTGAGGGTTCCAAAGAAATCCTGTCAAAGTTCCCGCTTGCGTAGACGTAATATTTACACTGACGTCCCCGTAAAAACCAACATAATTGTTCTGGCTTTTTGCATCACTAATTGCTCGTGAATAGCTGAATGAACTCACCACCACGTTTGCGAAATCAACGGAAGCCACTGTTATGCTAAAACCACTTCCAGTTCCTCCAATGGAAGAGGGGCTGGCGCTGAGCACATCCCCAACCGAATAATTTTGGCCACCACCGCTATTTGACACAATAGTACATGCGGTTACAGCCCCGCCAGACACCGTGATATTTGCCGTAGCAGCTGATCCAGTGCCTCCTGTCAATGATACGTTAGAATAGGTTCCGTTTGTATAACTCGATCCTCCAACAAGCGTGTTCAAGGTATTAATGACACCGACAATAATTACAGAAGTGTCCCTATATGCGGCAGCATTCAAATTTGCGGCCTGTACCCTTACGTTGGGATTACTTAAATAAATGGAATTGGTGAAAGTTGGGGTATTATTGACAGTAGCCGTGAAACTTGTGCCGTTCACTGTGGTGAAAGAAACATTTCCACTCAATTGCAAATTGCGAGAAGATATCAATGAAGAACCGTCAAATAATAAAGCCTGACCATTCCTGTCATATATAGCAAATGCCTTTTGGCTATTGCCCGTATAAAATAAAGTAGCAAGTGATCCAATCTCTGAATTTGTAGAATCTCTAAAGCTGATTTGCTTGTTGATTATTCCATTGTTGATAAGCGGAAGACTGTGTTGAACAACAATTGCTGCAGCATTTGCACCAAGAGAAAGCCCATTCACATTGCCAACTCTGAAAGTAAATGAGCCGCTTCCGCTTCCGAATTGCGATCCATTAAAAGTAATTGTATCCCCGATCTGATAGTTGCTTCCATTTGTAGTGCAATTGATAGAAGTAGGCGCAACATTTGATGCAGAAATAACGATTGTGAACAGGGCTCCCGTTCCAATCCCTGTGGTACTTGCTGGAGCTACATTGTTGTAAGTCGTAGAGGTCATTCCAGATACTCCGGAACTTGTGACGAAGATCGTGCTTGATGATCCTGATGCAACACCTGCTTTTAAAACATAATTCGCATTGATATTCAAAACACTGGCGTCTTGCAGCGTAGATGAAATATTTATTGTGGGATTCCAGTAAAGGGTTGATAGGGCATCGCTTGCAGTTGATCTAAGTGTGATTGTTGGGTTGAAAATCTCGTGATACTGATTGTTAGCGGAAGCAGTCCATGCACCATTGTATGTTAATTGATTCGCGGCATTGCTTGTAATTGTTACCGCTCCAGTTAAAGTGCTCGTGCCGTTCAATCCCCAATATGCCAATGCAGGAATATCCGAGGGCACCAAAGAACGGAAAGAAGGAGCAGCAGCTCCGCCAGAAGCTGGGCCAGCGAAAACTAGATTTGCGTTTTTATTTGCGTAAGAAATATCGCTATCAGGAATTGAAGCTACAGAAGTCAATGCCTTTCCGCTATCAACTTTCAAATATTGACTTGCGGTGACACTGCTAAAGACAGGCGCAGCGGAAAAAGTCTGTGCCAATGTCCATGTATTTGTTTGACCTTTGAGCGTTGCAATGCCTTGCCAGAATTTCACAGCGGTAACCATCTTCTGATCATCGGTAGTGCCAGGCGTTTGAATAGTCGTAGTATCAACCACCATCGCAGTACCACGCAATGATATAGTTGCCTGTTGGGTGTTATGCTCACTCGTTCCCCAGTCGGAGGATGTATTCCCTGCACCGTTTACTTTCGCTACGAGAATATCACCTTGATCGTAAGGCGTTCCTTGAATTGTGCAAGCATTGAGAATTTCCCAAGCATCGCCTTTTGCAGGAGCGCCCGCTGTGTATCTTCCGCCCGAGCTTGGATAGTTGCCGCTCGATCCATCATAAGTCCCCCTGTAATTGAATGACCCAGCAATTGCCGAGTCAGTGTAAGAATAAGCAAGGGCCAGATTCGCATCATCGGCCGCTTTCGCTGCCGCTGTAGTTGGGTAATGCGTGTTGTCATTACTTGCCAACGATGTCGCTTTATTGGCAACATTTTCGGGAGTGAATCCTAGATTATTTTGCTTTGTAGCAAGTGCCGTGTAAACAGTGTGGCTACTTGGATATTTTGTGGTATTATCAGTAGGAGCGCTTCCTGTCTCTTTGTTGGCAACATCTTCCGGAGTGTAGCTAAGGTTTATTCCAATTCTTTTCCATTTTCCAGCGGCCAATTCTGTTGAAAGATTTGTCGAAGTGAAAGGTCTGGTTGGATCAAGAAGAACAAAAAGAGAAGGATCTGATCCTGCGCCACTGAGATCATAATACACAATAACAAGACCAGCAGGGTATACACCAGCTGCCCATTCTTTGATCGCACTGCCATCACTTGGACTTACTTCTTTCCAATAGCTATCCTCTGTGACCAGTGGATTTGTTGGCGGCTGATGGTTGATGTTGCCATCTGTTTTTGTTTTCCAAAAACGAAGGTTGTTGTCCGTGTCCGTTGAAGTACAAAAGGCGCCAGATCCTGATCCGTCTGTATTGAATGTGAGCGAGCTGCTCCAGCTTTGAATGGCTGATGTAGCTCCCTGAACGATAAAGTCGATAACGGCATCAAAGGTTGTGTACTCTTGCCCTATGTTACGCAAAGCAACGAGCGTGGTGCGAATAAAATTCTTGAGCTGCTGTGCGGTCATGATACAACGAAATAAGATGAGAGCGAATAGTCGCTTGAAATATTGAGCACGTCACCAGGCGAAAGGGAAGCGATCACGGCTCCATTGAATTTTACCACTGCAGGTGGCGGACCAGAAGGAGCGGAGCTGATGGATCCTTGATAGAAAAATTCATTGTCGGGGCCTGTATAGTAGAATTGACATTCATAATTGTTGCTATCGGCCACCTTGGCACCGCTGTCGTGGTTGAATGAGAACAGCACTGGGGCATGGAGCAACCCGAATATCTTCTGGCGGCCTGTGCCGTCTTTGAAGAGAACGATAAACTCGTCATTCTCCATTTGCAGGAGCATGGTTCGAATTGCATCCTGGTCTTTGGGAATGGCGAAGGGCAGAGTCTTAGTTTTGGAGTTGCCCTCGCGCCCAGTTTTTTGCTTGGTTTGAATACGCGGGCTATCCAGTGTTACGTCAAAAGTATAGACGCCCTGGCCTGAAGCAAAGGAGATGGAGCCATAAACGGTATTGCCCGATGGCGATGGGATGGCCATCACATCGGCTTTGCGAATGACTTGCAGCTGCGTGAGTCCTCCAGGATTGTCCGTACCTGAAAGACGCTTGATGTTTTGCAGATAACTCACATTGACCTCACATTTTGACTTGAGCTTTTGGCTACTTTTTTAAGCAAGTCAAAGGTCATTTTTAAATGAAAGTGGTCGTTAATTCAAAATGGCGATTAAATTATTTCTGTTTGCTGCCATTTTTCCTCTGATAGTATTGATAAGCGGTTTGAAGTGCGTAGTCGTTCTCATCTATATCGTAAAATTTCAGAAAGCTCTTGCATGCACTGTAAGGCGCAATGCCATCTTCGCCTTGTGCTTCAATCCAGACCATCAGAGCTTCCTTAAAAAGATTGTCAGCGTAAATATTGATGCGCATCAGTTTGCCAATGCGAGGGCTAAGTTTGTTCAATTCCGTGCCCAACTTAATCGTCAGCTCAGCGGTTAGCTTGTCCCTGTATTGATCATTGAATTCAGAGCGTTTCCTGTTGTCGCGTAGGCATAGTTGGATCATTTTATCGAAAGAGGATCCTGTCTTGTTTTCGATGGATTCATGCTCTACACAAATGATGGCCGATTTTTGCGCGAATCTTTTTAGGATGAATTTCTTGAGATGAGGTTTTACGGGTACCGTGAAAGTTCTATGCATGAATTAGTTTTGTTGTGTGAAAGAATATGCTGAAGGCACCGAGGTGATGGGCACATGGCCGCTGCAGCCTCGCGGTGTTAAGATGAAGTCAACCGCAATTACAAAGCTTTCTACGGCCAGCAGACTAGCGATGTTCAACAGCTGCGGGAGAAATATCCAGGACTTGAGTTTGTCCATTGGTGGACGCTGTGAATGGATGTCACAATTTGTTACTTCCATTTCTTCTTCCAAGGTTGATCATCTGATTTTCTGCTGTGGTAAATAGAAGTAATCGGTTGTGGCATTATGAAAGGAAGTTCCTTGGGATATATCTCTTCTGGATCCTTGAGAATAATCAATGCTGGATCATCACAATTCGCTGTGCACTTGATTAGTGAATAGAGATTTTCATCCGTTGCCAGAATCAATTTTATCATAGTTCCTCGAGCCTCCTTCTCCCATTGCGTTGTGATCTGCTGCTGTGGCGGCCGCTGCGAGCTGATGACCTGGTGCGTGTGGATCTGCGCATCTCTAAATCATCACCGTTGATCTGCATGTAAGTAAATAGAACTGCAAACAAAATGCTGAGTGCTCTTTTGGCAATTTCAGCCATGCCCTCCTTTACACGGAAGTCAACCACACGATCGCGTAGTCGCAAGATGATGCGCTCGAGCAATTCGGTGTATTCTTGCTTGGAGAATTTTCCCTTGGCGACTTGCAGGCCTTCATAGCTAGCAAAGGTTCCGTCCAGGATGTGATCGTGCAGCATTGAGTTGCTCTTGCTGCTGTACATTTTGGGTTTCATTGTTTGCTCTTTTTTAAGTGAATTCGAAATAATCATTGTCTCCTTTGATTGTAGTCTCAAAAGGGTAAGCATCCTTAGGCACTCTTTTGATCATATCGATAAGCACCTTTGAGCCAGTAAATACTATTCGCTTTTCTGTGCCTTTTTCAATTTGGAGTGTCAGGCATTCGGTCCCTGCCTTTTGTTTAGATGGCTCTATTTTATGATCAAGGACTTTGATCGGTGTATTGAAAAGTTTTTTGACGGAAATTTTATCTCCGACAAAAGGATTGACGTTGGGTGTAATGTTGAAATCTTTAAATTTTTTCATGTATTAATTTTTTGGTTAGGTGTTTTGCGTTGGCGTGAATAAGCCATCCTAGGTAGGAAGGCTTAGATAAATGATTGGGGTTTTTGCTGAGCTTGCGAGCAAAATTTTGCTTGATCGACTTTCTTATTTTAACATGGGTATGCCTGAAAACATACCCAACGAAATCAATGCCGCGAGCTTCCACGGGAAATACCTGATGATTGTCCTTGACGTCCAGTTTAAGCTCGAGCAGGTAATTCTTGATCTCAAGTAGTAACTTGTGAAGGGCTACTTTGTCGGAATGCAGAATGACGATGTCATCAGCATAGCGGTAATAATACTTCTGGCTCTTGTCTTCCTTGATCCAATGGTCGAAATACGTGAGGTAAAAATTAGCAAGGTATTGGCTCAGGTAGTTCCCGATCGGGAGACCAGGTGCGCTATCAATAATCTCATTGAGTAACCAAAGAAGATCCTGGTCTTTGAATTTCCTTCTTAGGAGGGCCTTGAGAACGTCATGATCGATGCTAGGGTAAAATTTCTTTATATCGAATTTGAGGCAGTATTGCGTGCCTTTGATGTCTTTTAAATCGGCATTCAGTTTATGAAGTAGGGCGTGAATGCCACGACCTTTAATGCAGCTGTAGGTATCTGCAGTGAATGTGCTTACGAAAATTGGTTCGAGCACGTTCATGATCGCATGATGGGTGATGCGGTCTGGGAAATAGGGGAGCCTGTAAACTATTCTTTCTTTGGGTTCATGAATCGGAAAAATATCGTATTGAGAGGTGCGATATGTTTTGCTCAGGAGCATGTCCTGAAGTAGAAACAAATTGCCTTCACGTTTCTTATTATGCAGTAGTACTCCATACTGATTCGATTTGCCTCTTTGGGCTTTCTCATCAGCTTCCTGAAGGTTTTTCAGGTTAGCGATTTGTTCGTATAGATTACCGAGTCTTTTCATTCGTTTGCTTTTTCATGAGTCGCGTTTGCTCGCGCTACCAACGACTCAATTTTATATTTTCAATTTTTTGCCAAGAGGCAAGGCCTGCAGCAGTTTATTATTTTAAAAGCATAGGTGAGAGCTGACATTCGAATTCGAGTTCCAGTTATCGTAGTCGTTATACCGAAAGCTGCGAGAACCGCCCAACCACCGCACAACCTTTTTGGTTTTTAAACAGTGAAATACTCTTTGTACAATTTCAGGAATGTCTTACCCATGTGCTCTGCCACATCTCTTGAGATAAAGCAAAGGCGAGAGCCGACAGGCGAAAGCGAGTACCAGCTACCGTAGACGAAATACCGAAAGCCGCGAGAACCGCCATTCATCCAGAACCAAGGATAGTATTTATCCCACTGGTTATTGTTCCAATCTGGTTTCCACTCCTTGCCTTCATTGGCAAGGCGATTTGCTGCGCGAGCGATGATCACCAACTTGGCATGTGCAATCATTGCCTTGCGATCTTCTTTTGGATAAGCCGCAAAATCAGGAATTACCTTCTTTGCATTGAGGCCCTCGACCTTGCAAGCGGCTTCAAATGTTTTGAGTTGATTGAATTTCATATCGTCATGAATTGTTTGTAAACATTGGTAAACTGTTCGCCAGCATACTTTGCCAGCTCGTAAGATTTAAAAGCAAGGCGAGAGCCGACAGCCGAACCCGAGTTCCAGACAACGAAGTCGCCAGCCCGAAAGCCGCGAGAACCGCCCATTTCAAACCATGGGAAATACTTGGTTTCGTTATCATCATTCCAGTTTGGTTCCCATCCTTCATTCAAGGCTTTGGCAAGGAGTTTCAAAATGCGATAAGCTTTTTCATCGTCTGAAAAACCTTCACATTGATGATCAAATTGCTCTTGAGTAAGTCCGTTTGCTTCGAGCACATCTGTAACGGTTTCAATTTTAGCCATGACATTCTCTGGCTTCTTTTTGAATTTGACTTCGCCAGAGCGATTGTCAACTGAATCGATTTCATACCCCTTGGGTATTTCGATCTTTGCGTTTTTGGTATTCATTTATTTTAGGATAATGGACTGCTTAAACCATTTTGTGAATTTCTCTCCCGCATGAACTGCGTGCTGCTTTTCTTTGAAGCAAAGGCGAGAGCCGACATGCGAAGTCGAGCACCAGCGACCGTAGTCGCCACACCGAAAGCCGCGAGAACCGCCCAGGAACCAGGGACGATATTTATATTCGTTCTCATTGTCGAAATCAGGAATCCAATCTCCGTTGGCTGACTTGTGGAGCAGTTCTAAAAACCGATCTGCTTTTTCATAATCACGCAGTCCTTTGCACCATTCATTGAAGGAATTCCATGTATGGTTGTTATCAGCGAGTACATCTTCATCGGTGAGTATTCGCTGGCAGAAGTCTTTGGGCTTCTCTTTGAATTTAATTTCGCCCGACTTCAGATCGCAGCTCGCAATCTCGAACCCCTTGGGTATCTCGATTTTTAGCGTTTGAGTGTTCATAGTTTATTTTAAGGAGTTAAAATTTTTGATTTTGAGTAATTCGATCTGTATTGATTTTTCTTGCATTGGTCTGTTGATGCCATGCTCTACTCGTCCACAAAATGTTTTGATGTAATCATTATAAAGCTCTTCATTGATTGGCTCCATATCAGATACAGCTTCATCAAATCTTTCTTTGGTAGGATAAACACTTTGTGCTTTGATCATCATCACTGGCAACCTATCATTTGGATTGTCGGGTATCTCAACTATGACACCAGTAGTATCTGATCCGCGAAGAATGGCCCGCTGACCTTTGCGGAAGAATTGTGGATACTCACTTTTTTGTTTTTGACCGTTATCCATGGATACAGATTTTGGTGTGTTACAATTGTTACAGGTTACACTTGTTGCAAAAGGTTACAGACGTTACAGTAGTGTTGCACTGATATTGCGTTTTGGCTGTGATTTGTGGTTTTTTATGCTGTAACTTTTGTAACTTTTGTAACCTCATGTTTTAAAAGTTTTAATCATTATTTGGTAAAATCCAGTCTAAATCATCTGTTTTAGGCTTTGTTTCAGCTTTTTGGTCAAGGCGTGTCTCTTTAGGTTCACTGCAACTTTTTGTTACATCTGTAACTTTTTGGCCTCCGTTCGAGCCTGAATATTTGGCTCTTTGAGCTTCCCAGTATTCAACTATGCCAAGCATATCAATTCCTAACTTATCGTAAACAAAGCGGTAGCTGTGGCATACCTTGCCGTCAAATCGCTCTTTGTCGCCCGAGTCCGTGATCATATGGCCACTGTCGCGTAGCTTTTGTAGCATCGTGCTTTTACCAAGACCTGGGCTTCGATAAAGGCGCTGGTGCTTCTCCATGTACATGCCGTGGATCTCTGTCCAGCGGATGCTTAGTGCGTTGCCATCGAATTTGAATTCCTTTTCATTGCGAATGGCGCCCTCACTCGCGAGCTGCTGTACTATATCCCAGAAGCGTTGTGTTACGCTGCCCACATCGCGCTTATCGGCCTGTGCGCGGATGGTGCTGAGCATGAATTTTTTAAGGTCAGCCACAGTGAAAGGCAATACTACTCCGGCATGCGTGATCACCTCATAGGTTGTTACTATGAGCGAATAGTTTTCGCACATTCGATCCGGTACGATGATCTTTTGTTCTTCGCATAATTTTTTGAATGCTGCAAACTGAGCATCAAATTCTTTCTCATAATTCTCTATGAAGAAGGATCTGTACTGCAATATCCAACCAGTAAGATGTGTGATACCCTCGCGATTGATCTGCGTAAGTTTATTGTAGGCCTCAACCGTGATGTTATCCCGAACGTTTTTGTTGTAATCGATCAGGATGATGCGCTGCATGAGAGGATCATCGTTGGGGTAGCTATTACCAGTAATGAATGCGGTGCTATTGATAGGCACAGTTTCAGTTCCATACATGCTATTGAGATTGCTCCGCTCATAGCCGAAACGGTCGTAAATACCAGTGATCGTTTTGATGATGTTCATTTCGAGCTCATTGATAAACTCTTCAAACAAAGCCATGGCGTTTACATACTGCGCCATCTTGCGGATGCGAGCCTTATCAGTATTGGCGCGGTCGCTGAGCTTTAGCGGTGGCTGTGGCTCACCCCACAGGTATTGCAAATAGGTGCCTACACGAGACTTGCCTGAACCACCTTCCCCATAAAGGAAGAGCATAGGAAAATTTCTGCGCACAGCAAAAATATGGTCGCTAAAAAGTGTTGCGATTCCAAATAGAATAGCCACACGGCCAGTGTCTCCAAAGGCTTTGCAATAGGCATCGGCCCAATCGGTGAAATGGACTATGCCTGGTTTGTAGCTGAACAGCTTTTCATTGATACTGGTATATTCATCGGTGAGTGGATGGTAAGGGATGAAATAATTTTTCTCATGCAGGGTAACGATACCATGTTCATCTACGGGATGAAACTGCGAATTAAAAAGTCCGTTACTGAAGGCAAAAAATTTACCCTGTTTGTTCCAGCCTAGCATATCGATTTGTTGGCTTGGCTTCTCTTGCTCGAAGAGTTTGTTTTTGATCTTGAGCAGTTCTATTTGTGATCCCTCAAAAATGAAATTGCCAGCTCCCTCGGTCAGTTCTTTAAATGATTGAAAACTGGTGAGCTGCTTCGTTTCAATATCTGTTGTGACTTTGCGGCCACGGTTGTTGAGTAGTTCTATTACGCGCTTGTTTTGTTTGCCACGCTGAATATGAAACAGGATGCGTAGCACAAAATTGCTCTTGCGCTCAAGCGTGCAAATACCCGACTCCAAGCTGTAGCTAGCAAAGTAGTAGCAATGGTGCCGCTCGATGTAACCCCACTGGCTGATCTCTTTGTCTTCTTCTTCAGTGATCTCATCGGTGACTGTATAAGGAGCCTTGCCTGGTTCTTTGATCTTGTATTCCCAAACATCTTCTTTCAGCTTGACCTCAAGGCCTTTGGTTTTGCATAATGAAAGGAAGCTGCCAGCGTGCTTGGCTTTGCTTGTGCGGACTGCCTTGGTCCATACATCTTCGAGAGCTGAAGTATCAAAATCATTTTGGAATAGACATACCTGGTTGAACAGGCTTTTACCTTTATCACCGAATGGCACAAAGGCATGTGCTACTCGATTGAGCGTAGTTTCATCGATGAAATTGAGTTTCATCTCTGTGATTTGCTCAACCAGGCTGGTGGCTTTGACGAATGAATTGGAAAGACTTACCGACCAGGGTTCTTGCTGGACTTGCTGAGCTTCATTTATCTCGCCTGTATCGAGATTGATTTCATGCTCTTTGCCTGTGGATTCGTCTTTATGTCGGGTGATTTTAGCCACGTGTGAGTTCGCTTAAAACTTGAGGTAGATTTTCGGTTTCTAGTTTGTCGATGATGAGTTTGGCTGAAGGCCTGTATTGTACCAATTCATCTATCGAGATTTTTTTTAAAAGCATTTCTGTGAGGAAGTGATTTTCAGTCTTTGCATTTGCCAGTGCCATGCGGTAGGCCTGTATGAGTTCATCGGTTTGGTTGTAGTATTCCACCAGGTTTTGAATCTGCGCGTCTTTCTGGTCGATAAACTCCTGTGCAAGATTCTTTTCTTTCATGCGCTGCAGTTCGGCCTCGAGATGCTGATGTGAATCGGTGAAAAGTGCGGCTGCGCGCAGCCAGGCTACATGCAAAACTTTGATCATGCGTTTTGCAATTCTTTCAGTGAGAACTTGATGAAGTATTGAAAGTCTTGTTTGCCTTCTGGAAGCCAGCGCTCGCCATTGCAATAGACGGTAGCCTTTACTTTTCTGCGCATGTCTTTGGCAGCAATGAAGCGCTTGTCGGTTTGCTCTTTGCTAAAGATCTCTACAGGAAAATATTGCTCTTTACGGATCATGTCTCCAAACTCGTTTTTGAGTTCGGGCTGCAGAAGGATAAAGCGCTGCTTGAATCCGTTTTTTGTTGGCTGTATGCCTTCAAATTTGTCGATGAGTGCGATGATTTCGAGTTTCATTTTTTCTGAACTTTGATTTATGATTGCTTTGATTTTTTTAGCCATGCTTCAAATTGCTCTTCTGTACCTTGCGGGTTCCCTTCTAGAAAAGCTTGTTTGATATGATTGATGATGTCGCTCACATAGCTTTCTTTATCCACAGCAACACCTTGCGGGAAATTGAAGATGAGATCTACCACGAAGCCGCGATTGGTGATGAGCTTGGGTTCTTTTTCTTGGGTTTCTTCCAAAGTGATTAGTTTTTATAGTTCGATAATCCATTTAAAAAATAGGAGCAATGCACTGAGTGCCAATGCGGCAATGAGCATCGATGCGGCAATCACTAGCAGAAACATTTTGTTTGTTTCCTTGGTGAACTCAGGATTGTCTTTGTAGTCGAATTGTAAATCGATATCGATTTTGCTCATGCGCCTTGCAGTTTTTTGATTTTGCGTTTGGCTTTCATGAGCTTCACTGCAAGATCATTGCGCTGACCTGCCAGATCATCGAAGCGCTGGCCCATTCTATAGATTGCGTCTACTAGCTCTTTTTTGGTGAGCTTGAGATACATTGATTCTAGAAATCTGCGTGGCATGGTTAAGGATTTAGTCGGGTGAAATATTTGAGGATGGTCATGCTGTTGATATTGAAAGTCATGGCCCATTGGTTTTGAAAAAACTGGCTTACCTTCCATCGATAGTTATTGTCTTCACTCTGAATGATTTCTATCACCATGCCGCGAATGTGACGGTGTTGCCATCTCTGGCCCGATTCGATGGGTACTTTCTGGCTGTCTGTGCTGGCCATTTGCAATTGAGCTTTGATATTTTCTATTTCCGTGATGTGCGATGTTGGAGCTTTCTGAATGAGACGTTGCCATATTTGGCCTCTGTCATAGACAATCTTGGCTATGATTTCATCATGGGGCATGCCCATAGCCCAAGCAAGATCATCTGGCTCTACTTCTTTGATTTTTTTGAGCCATGCTTCCGCATTGTGATATGCTTCTAGCAGCTCATCGAATGTGAATGAATTGACGAGACGCTCGTTCATATCAGATTTAATTGTTGTGTGCAATTGATTTGTTCGGTCTTGTGCTTGGCCAGCCATTGTTTGAGTTCACGGTTGAGTCTGCGAAGGCGCTTGCGCATGTTGCGCAGGTTATAAGAGCTGTGGTATTGTTTGCGCTCATGTAGCTCAATCTTTAATTCGCTTATCTCGGTTTGAATGGCGCTGGCTTTCATACCGTCTGTTCTTTAGCGTATTTTTCAAGACAGATTTCTTTGCAGTGGCATAGATGCTTGCCGCATCGGCCAAGTCCGGTATCGAAACTCGGCCGTGCCTGTAGCTCTACCTTGCGGCCTTGCAGGTAAGCTTTGTTGATGCGCGTGGCAACTTCTGGATCCTTTGGATTGCCAAAAAGGATGAGGGTTTCATTTCTTACATCGATGGATGTATGTTTTGAGGCGTCAGAGGTCTTACTCATGTTCGTATTGTTTTGTGGTTGCTGAAAAATTCTAAGCTGCTTGTTCTACAATTGCATGTGCTTTGTCGACAATCTTTTTTTGCTCGTTGTAGAGTTTCAAAATCTCGAGGGCCACTTCATTGTTTGGGCTACCGTTCAGCACATTGTAAACTGTGTTTGGGTGGATGTCTTTTCCGCGCTCCTTGAGTCGGTCTACGATGGTCTTGCGGTAGTTTTTAGGCAAGACTTTTTCAATGCGCTTTCTTAAAGCGTTATTGATTATCATTGTGAAGTGTTGTTAAGTATTGTGAAGGCAACGTTAGGAAAAAGCTTGCATACGATGCAAGTAAAAAACTAATTTATTTTATAAATGGCTGATGTTCAGACAATAAAAGATAGGATAAAGCTAGCACTGGATAAGAGCAAAAAAAGTCAGCGCGACTTGGCTAGGGAACTTGGGTTAGCTTCAGCTACTGTAAGTGGCTTGCTAAATAGAGAAGGTGATCCTCCATTAAAATATGTTGAAGCAGTTTCACGCATTACTAATGTGCCTGTTGATTTTCTTCTCAATGGAGTTGCAAGGAACGCATTCAATGATGATGAAGGCAATTTGATTGTCAATGTTGTCAATGAAGATAGCGCCAACAGTTATTTATCAGGAAAAAATATCAGACTAGTAACAGTAACGGTAGATCAGAGCGGCCGTGAACTGATTACTTATGTCCCGGTGAAGGCCCAAGCAGGATATGCAAAAGGCTATGGAGATGATAAGTTTATAAAGAAGCTTCCTGCTTTTTCACTTCCAAATTTTAATGATAAGGGATCCTTTAGGATGTTTCAAGTAGACGGTGATAGTATGCTGCAGTTGGGTGGCGGTGGCTTGAAAGATGGAGATATCGTGATTGCTCAGTATGTTGAAGATATCTTTTCGGTGCGAGACAACATGGTATATGTGGTAGTGGATGAAAGCGGATGCAGAATAAAAAGAGTTATTAACCGACTGATGGCTATCAAGCAGGAAGATCGGTGCCTCGTGCTAAAGAGCGACAATAAAAATGGCCAACATGAAAACAAAATTGTTCATCCGCATCAGATTATTGAAGTGTGGGAATATAAAGCACATATCAGCCGTAACGTCAGCTTCGCCACAGATCTTTGGGATCTGATCAATGATCTGCAAGTGCAACAAACTAAGTTGAATGCAAGGATGGATAAAATTGATGGTGGGTCTCAATCTTTATTGAATCAATAAAATAGCAACATGAAAAAGATTCTTCTGATTCTATGTTTCCCTCTGGCTTCCATGGGCCAGCAGCTCAGCTGCGAGAGCGGGTCAGCGCAGCTGCAGCAGGTTATTCCAATGGAAGGCAAGTCAGCGGCCGACATCTATAAGTTAAGCACACGATGGATAGCCAAGAATTTCCACAACAAGGACAAGGTAATTCAGAGCACAATTGAGAACGAGCTCATCCGTGGCGATGGTTATGAGAGTAAGTTGATAAAGCTGAGTTTGATGACCTATACTGATCTCAGCTATACTTTTACCATTGACATCAAAGAAGGGAAGCTTCGATTCACAATGAATAACATGAAATCGATCGGTGATGTTGCTAGCTATTCAGTGGAAACCTATTGCTGCAAAAGCGATGGTCAGATCAGGACCAACAGCCAATCGCAGAACCTAAAAAAAAGTATCGAGGAGTTCACCTCCAAGTTGATTGCCTCGCTTAATCAAATGCAAAATGAGAAGAGCGATGACTGGTAAAATTCATCTGACTGAAGGCGAAAAAGAAAAAATCAGGTGCGAAGCGCATGCTTATGCTTACAAACTGCTTAAAGAACCAGAAAAGGATATTTCTAAAGACTTGAGAGCCAATGGTACTGGTAAATAAGTTCATAGTCCCGTCCGGACCGCAAACCTTTCGGGATCGCAGGTCAAAAGCCGCGATCCCTGTTTGTTTAGCCCCTTTTCAGCTCACGTCACGTGCTTACAAATCGCTTACAAAAACAAGACGACAGTTTCATGCGCTTTAGTGCCAAGGCCACCCTGGCGCAGCACACCAAACGTGACGGCACACAGGTCGTCTATCTCAAGGCGATCATCAACAGAAGGCCCGTGCCGATCAACCTTGGCTTCGCGCTCCGCGCGGACCAGTTCGACCATGACCACGGCCTTGCGAAACAGAACGCACCCAACGCGCAGTTCATCAACTTCGAGATCAACAAGGCGATCACGCGGGCGCACAAGATCTTCCTGGACTACCAATACTCGGAGAAGTTCCTCACGCCCGATCTTTTCAGGAGGGAGTTCATCGATCCTTCCACCACCATGGACTTCGTGCAGTTCATGGAAAAGGAGATAGAGGTGCGCAGGCCAAAGCTCGAGGCCGTGACATACGGTGCGCATATCACGATACTGAACAAGCTCAAGGCCTTCCAAAAAAGGATACTGTTCGCGGAGCTCACGGTGGATCTGATACAGCGGTTTGAAAACACATTGATAAAAAAAGGCCTGAAGCCCAACACGATCCACAGGGTGTTCAGGACCATCAAGGTCTACCTGCACGAAGCAGAGCGGAAGGAGATCCGCTTCAAAAACCCTTTCAAGAATTACCATGTCAAAACAACCGCACCCACCAAGCCGACTTTGCTGTTCGATGAAGTGCAGCGGCTGTTCAACTATTACAACACGACAACCAATCCAAGCCACAAGAAGCTGCTGAGGTATTTTCTTTTCAGCTGTACCACCGGTGTGCGCATCAGCGATATCTCACTCCTGGAATGGAACAACCTGCACGGAAGCACGTTGATCTTCCTTCCCTTCAAGACGCGCAAGGGCAGCAAACTCATTTCGATACCTCTTTCACAGATACACATCGACCTGATCGGGGAGAAGGGAGAAAGCAAATACCTCTTCGATTGCTTTGCGAAAGCGGTGACAAACCGCATGCTGAAGGACATCGCGAAGCTCGAGGAAGTCGATATCAAAAAGCACCTGACATACCACATCAGCCGGCACACCTTCGCCACCGAATTCCTGGACCGTGGCGGCAAACTGGAGACGCTGCAGCAACTGCTCGGCCACAGCATGATCACGACCACGATGGTCTATTCGAAAGTCAAGGAAGCGCGCAAACAGAAGGAGCTTTCACGCGCATTCGAAGGACTCTCACAGCAGAAAAGGCCCGAAAATCCAAGGAAGAGACCCGCACAAGGGTGACAGCCAATATCTTGACCTTCCGCAAGGCCAGAAACACGGTCCGCACCGCGACTTTGAG